GTGCTACCTGTCCGATCTTGATCAGAAAGGCTTCGTTCTCTTTTTCCCAATCGGACATTCTTAACTCCAACTCGTTAGGATATTGACGGACATCTCGCAGCTGAGTAGGTCTCCCGATGCAGCGTTGAGAATACTTGGTGCGCTTATTGCACTTACATTATAGACCAGAGATGATGCGGCTAACTTAGCGAACACGCCACAAACAGTATCTTCGATCCCGTTTAGGTTGCCTTCATTGTCAAACAATGGAACTGTCATGATGATCTTAAAGTTAGCCATCGGGCTAATAGTTATGTGCTGATTATTGGTAGGCGTGATGTAAGGATCATCCGGCGACACAATGACAGAGTTAGCCAATACTGTGGCTGGAGGAAAGGCAAAAACTTGGTATTTAGTGTTATCTACTAGCGCAGTGGCTAAAGTAGTTCGAAGGGTTGTTATCGCTACTGGAGGCATTAGCCCACCATTGAGCGTGGATCTAGCGCGTGTGCTATCAATCCTCGCACCTTAGCGAGAAGCTGTGCGCTCATTCGGTAAGGGCTTGGCTGGAAGTCGACAGCGTTGGAGCCAGAAAGGGTGGCGGTCCTTGCCTGCCAGATTTCAACAGATATCATCAAAGCTGCTTGCTGGACTGCTGTGTCTGTTGTCCAGTCTGTATAAGTCACAGTAGATACAGATCCATAAGGAAAGATTGGGTGATAAGACTGAGGTGTCGAATGTGTCGTTGTAACGCTAATTGAGTATTCTCCGACGGCCGTAATTGTCTTAGTGCCGTTGTACAAACCACCTGAGTTAGCAATTGTGACACTTTGACCTACATAAAAAGTATCTGAAATGTTTTCGTTAAAATATAAAGTGCCAGTGCCGACGATATTGCTTTGTGCAACTGAAAACCATTTAGGAGCCCATAACATAGGGAGAAGAACTGCATCTGCTGCATCACAAACTTCTTGGATAGTGGCATCTGGATACAACGAGCCAATTCCAAGTACGCTTTTCATTTCTGCGACTGTCGTAAGTGCCATTCCCATTCCTTTCTAAAGACTCTGGGGAGTAGAGGGCTACTACTCCCCAGAGCGACTTAGTGTGTTACTTATGCAACATTCAGCTTACGGAAAGCTGCTGGGTAGCGATTGACTACACAAACATAACCGTAGATGCCGATTTCTAGCTGACCATTTGCAACGACATTGGCGCGAATTTGTAGCGTGCCGGATTCATGGAATCGCATTGCCATTGTTGGATATACAAGTGCGTGCTTTGCGTTTGCATCGTCGCCTGTGTAGTTAGGATCTACTACTAGACCCAAGCCGCCTACTGTGCCAGAAGTCGATCCCTGTGTTACTAGACCGTTAGCATTTTGTGGAGCTGCTGCCGCGTATAGTGGACGACCTGTTGTATCAACTGCTGCAAGCAAGCCAGCACAATCAATGCCGTCTTCTCCGCCAGATGTTGCAACCAATAGGTTGTTAGGTGTTTGACGCATTACGCCGTATGAATCAGAGATTCCCTTAGCAATTGATGCGTAGATTGTTGCAGCAGATGACTGTGTTGCATTTTGTGATGCGATCTGTGCTGCATAAGCATCTGTCTTCTGTGCATAGCTTGCAGCCAACTCGCGCAAATATAGGTCAAGGAATGAAGGGTCGCTGCGGTCTACGAGCTCAAGATCTAGTTTTCCGGCGCCCGCGAACTTGACCACACTATCTTCCTGGAAGGTTACTGTAGTGTCTGTAGATGAGAATTCTGCGCCTTCTGCTGTCAAAGCCACAGTCGCTTGGGTTCCCAATTTTGGCGTAAACACCTTCATGCCCGAAGCTGGAAGTGCAGCGCGCTCGATTGAATCGATGAATGGGCGAGATGAATCGATGATACCGATAACATCCTTTAGGTATGTTGGAGGAACCATTCCTGTGTTCTCTGCAACTGTTGCAACCTGTAGCGCTGCTACTAGGTCGCGTGCATCTGCATCTCCGCGTGATGCGTTGATCTGTGCCTTAGCGTATTCGCCTGCTGTAACATTTAGGTTTACGCGTGGTGATGTGAAGTAACTTGCTGCAACTGTTGGGCGAGCAGCTTCAACTGCTGCTGCCTCTACTGGTGCTGCAACTGCCTCAGGAGTGATGTTCTCCATAGCTGTCTCGCTTTCTGTTTGTTGGATTTCTTCAACAGGGATGACTTCCTCTGCTGAAATCTTTAGCACTTCACTCGACGCGAAGGCCGGGACTGTTACTAAAGAGACCTCTTTTAATTTAGCCGATGAAACGACTGTGTGACCATCCTTTGATGGTTGAGATGCAATGATCTCTGCGCCGATGCTCAAGCCTGTAACTAGGCCTTCCTGCGCCATAATCAAAGCATCATTGCCGCCAGATGAGCGGCTTAACTTAAATGTTGCATAGATACCATCTGCGCGTGTTTCAGCAGCAGTCATCCGACCAATAGGCTTTTTTAGATCATGCTGTGATAACAATTTAATTTTTGATGGATCTGAAATTTCAATTGATCCAGCAGCGAATGTGTAGGCTCCAAGATTAGTATGTCCGATCTCGCCTGTGCCTAGTGGCACAATCTTGCCTGAGATCTCGCGGCGTTCTTCTGAGCACTCAATCGATGCTGCTTCTAGATATAAGGTTTCCATTAAATAGAACTCCCGTTAGGTGATAGATTTTCCATTGCCATAGCTTGCTCTGTAGTGATTAGACCTAATGCAAGCATCTTCTCAATTACTAGCAATCTTTCCATTGTGTCAGTGCGTAAGAATGTGGTGTCTAACGCAAACTTTACATAATGTCCTGCTGTACTTATGTCATTCATGCTGAGTCTGGGACACATAGTAAGGATCTACAGAACATAATCTGGCGCACTCAGTGGCTAATGACTGAATCGCATCCTGGTAGGCCATGTCCTTAGGAGAAAAGCCTGTAGTTTTATATTCAAGTGTAGATGTTAAGTAAGCAGTACCGTTATTTAGGCGTGCACGCTTCCATGCAGCTAGTAATCCAGAAACTTCAGCAGGTGGAAGGTCAGCTCCCGAGTTCCGTAAATACCCCGTCGCAGATGGAGTTTCTAATGCGATGCTTGCTGCTTTTTGTGCATCTAGTGCAGCTTTAATTGTGCTGCCACCTACTGCGAGAATACCTTCATCTTTTTGGAAGGTAATTAAACTTCCCAAACCTGCCATCGGTACGGGCTTTCCATCTAAAAAGTACTGTGTGACAAAATTATTGTTTGCATCTGTATTAAATGTAACGCGATTGTTTGCAACCCAATCCGCGTTAGCCATTCGATTATCTTCAAGATAAGTCTCAGTTATGACCCAGTAACTTACGCCATGGTGAAATAATGAATCAATTGTGAAAAATAGGGTTTCAAATAATGGCTGTGCCTTTGATGGTTGTTCAACCCATCGAGGAGCTGCAATCTTCTCACCTGTAGATTTTTTGTAATACTCTAGAGGGATACTTGCAATAGTTCCCGCGATAATATCTCGACATCTTTTAATTGTGGGAACCTGTAACGCCTGGCTGCGGGTAACTAATGTAGGAAAGTAATTCCCATAAGTCAGATAAGAATCTGACATAATTTGAGGAGCTAGCTGAGCCTCCATGACTTCTGGCTTACGCGAAAAGATACCCATAGACAGAAATTATAGCATTTGTCAAGATAATACACAATATGCTAGGGCGTGTCTAACTATAGATCTGTGGCTTAGGTGCAGGGATCATTAACTTACTAACGCACATGGCAAGTCCAATCGGCGCGCTAATATCGCCTGCGGATTTACGCCTAATTATGCGCCACATTGAGTCATTGGTTTTAGCAGCTGTATTCTGGAATTGTTGCAAAAGCTCCTCCATGCCATTCCAGATAACGCGTTTATTCGTCATGCCTTCTAGCAGATCCCCGCAGGCCTGATAGAACTGCTGACCTGATACAGATTCAACCATCACGCCAGATTGCGCAAGTCTGTCTGCAATTGTTTGAGTAGCGAATTTGTCATAACAGACCAGCATCGGTCTGTAAAGATCGACCCATGATTTTATAGATGCCGCCATCTTGAGTTCGTCGATGGCTGTGTCAGATCTGTAAGTCTCAAGGATTCCGATGCCAATCCTGCCATCTGGAAGTAATTGTCCAGCGACTAAAGATGCGTTCCTTCTGGAAGGACTGACATCGAAACCAAATATAGTATAAGCCCCAGGAGCCATTTCGAGAGTGCTATCTGTAGAGTTTTCCAATACTTCAGTGCTGAAGGGACACGAAAGGCTGCTGATCCATTGGCACAATTGTTCTGTGCGAGCAGCCTCCATTGTGCTAGATCCGATAGTTTCTTCAATTGCCGCTTCTGTAATTAAATACCCTAAAGATGGGTTTGCCATTGCCCAGGCATTGCGATCCCAAATGTCGCAGAAGTCTGGTGCGCTGTATTCGTAAAAGCCTAAGCTCTTAGGTGGCTTATTTAAGCAAGCCTCATGTAGATCGTTCAAAACTTTTGAAAACGCATCGCCAGCATTGCTAGTAAATAGACGCTGGCTATTCTTACGAGCTAAAGTCACAGATTTAG